CTTCACCATCCTAAAGTATGTCCTCTGGGGGGCTTCTAAGAAGCCTTTCACTTGTAGTGTTCGGAGAGATGAGTTTGACTCATCAAGCTGAATAACTACACCGTGAGGTTCCAGATACTGCTTTAGGGCTTTACCAGTTGGCAACCAAAGTCCGTACTTGGTACAGACTTGGTCGTGGGTTTCTGATTGAACTAACCGATGTGCCTCCCGTCCATGGAGGATATCACCTAGTCGGATGTAGGTCTCTTGAACGTTTTGAGACTTAGCCTCAATTATTCGTTCGAGTAGACCTGCATCAGAGACATAGGAGCCGTCGCCACCTACTTCCACAGGTGTAAAGGGACACTGAGTGGCCCTTTCCCTGGGGAGGAGTATATGCTGGAGGATACTTGCTCTCTCAAAGAGAGGAAGTCTCCCGCGGTGGGTAGCTTTTACCCACCGTGTCTCCTTACCAAGTAAGGAGAACCGTCCAGCCTGTACTCCACTGAAACCATGGGTCTCAGCAGAGGTTGGCAACAGGAGTCTGATTCTCGGCACGTCAAGATAGGTAAGCTTGGCTTGACCTCTCTTCATCATGACTATGGGAAGGTCCTGTGTACTTCTTGGAAGTAAACAGGCCTCCTCACAGTAGAAGATAAATTTATCTGAGATAAATGTATCATCTTCCGAAATCTGACCACCCGTGGCTGCGACATTGCGCAAATAGTCTTCATGTTGCTCTTTAAGGCCAAAGGCCGTAAAGTCATCACCGACTATTGAGTAGACCTTTAAACTGGCTGCTCTTGCGCACACATCTTGCGCTAAAGTCAAAATCACCTTTGTGCACATGTCACCCATAAAGATTCCTCGTTTTGTGAAAACGAACGGTTGTCCTCTCTCCAGAGCTAAGCTCTCGGGCAGTATGACAATCCGACTTTGTGTGTGAAGGGTAGCGCATAGTTTGGCAATCCCTAAGGGAAAACCTTCTACGCGTTTACCGTGCCAAAGGATCCCATTCCAGATGAGTTTCGCAAACTCATGCTCGAAATGGTCGGTTGCCTCACTCCAATCGGTACTTAGTGCCAATTTACCTACGGCTTCCTGGAACGCTAGATCCTGAGGATGTAGCGCTCTTAAGAAGTTCCATAGGTGCCTATCTCTAGTCATACCAGACTTTGTCTGGTATCGCTGAGTTAGGTTCGGAGCTAGGATATGAGAGATTACTCCCATAAACCTTGAGACAGCCCACGGTGATAAGGTTATCACACGTGCCTTTGAAGGTTCAAGTACCACATGTGTGCGGACAATCCGCGCGCAAATGGGGTTCTCCAAGATCCACTCAATACAATAGTCTAAGACTGCTGTAGCTGAGTTTATTTTAGAGTCCACTCTTGTTCTCTCC